TATGACTAAAAACACTCACATTGAACACCCCGAAGACAGCATCTTGACAGGTGATTTATCTGTTTTAGATGCTTTTTTAATGCCTATGCTCCTATCATTGAAAATAGATGGAGCACCAGCCATTGTATGGGGTCGCAATCCTGCCACGGGTTGCCAGTTCGTTGGCACTAAGTCAGTTTTTAATAAGAAGAAAATTATCATATGTGAAACCCCATCGGATATAGAAAAGCATTATGCACATAAGCCAGCCCTTGAGAAAATCTTAATGTGGTGCATGGCCTATTTGCCAATCACAAAAAACATTTATCAGGGTGACTTCATCGGCTTCGGAGGTGCTAAGAATTACAGACCGAACACCTTAACTTATTGCTTTAGTGAAACCGTAGAATCAAAAATCATCATAGCCCCTCACACCAAGTATTTTGCTGTGAATGATTTGCGTGATGCAATCGCAATGCCTCTTACTGAGAAATTAGAAAGTGGTGAGCATGTAAAGTACATTCAGCCAAAAGCATATATCAGACCGTTTTATGGTGCACCCTTGGGTGAGAGTACAGATACATTCACCAATGTCTGTTCTGATTTGATTGAGTATGCACGGAACATGGTCACCTGCGTTAATTTTGTAAATGAGAAAACGGCAAATAAGATTAAACAGAATTTGAATTATATGATCCGTGAGGGGATGGACATTGTACCTGCTGACTTTGAGAATGCTGGTCTATGTGATGCAAACCTCATCGAACTATGGGACACCGTGAGAGAAATTAAGCACCTTGCCCTTAATGCTTGCCGTGATGATTCTGACTTTATAACCCACGTGATGGGTGACCCCGAACCGATTCAGGGTGAGGGCTACGTCATGGTCAGTCGGTTTGGTGTTTTTAAATTAGTCAACCGCCGTGCCTTTTCATATGCGAATTTCCATAATAGCAGGTTTGCACCCATGCCTTTAAAAGCATAACTCTTTACAACAAAACCCACGGGTTGAAGCCAGCCCGTGGTATCATATAAAAGTATTCAACCAACCAGCTCATGCAATTCAAAGTCACCAAACTAAGAACCCGTAAGATGAGAAAAGGCGAAGGTCTTAACCGTGATCAACAACACGGCCGAGGAGCCGCCAAAGGGAATTTCTCAGGTGGGATTGATTCAATTTCAGGTCATGGCAACGGGGTGGGCAACGGTGTTCACTGCCGTCCGATTAATTCAATGGGAGGCCGTCCCGTTAAGAACTTGGATTCTGTAATCCAGAGAGCCAAGGCTCAGTATAAAGCAGATAGAAGGGCTATGGTATTACAGGGTTCAGCTACCTAATCGTTCGTGAATCAGACAGTGGGGGGCGTTGTTGCCCCCCCGTTATAAAAACGGGTAACTACCCTAACCTACAAAGTGTTACGGAAGCGAGAGAAATATAAACACGCTCAAAAAATAAAACCCCCTATATAAAAACGACATGGCAGTTCAAAAGTATGAAAAAAAATTTTGAGGAAATTTTTAGCACCATAGAGATTGATCCAGTCACCGATAAGTATCAAATAAAGATTCCCGAAGAGATTATCAACGAATTCGGATGGTACGAAGATGTGGTCATAAAGTGGAACATAGATAACGGAGACCTCTTTTTGACCGACGAAGATGCTTGAAGCAGAAAAGACTTACCACATCTACCTAGAAGACAGATGTTTATTCAAGAATCTTAATGAATGGGAGTTCAATATCATATGGAGGAGAATATATCACTCATATTTTAAAGAAGAGATTTCATATTCGGTGGTAGGCCCTTCGGAAAACCCCAAGAAATATGAAGAGTCGTCTTATTGACGATTCATACATAATACGGTATAATATTGATACTATAGTAATTAACCCTAATAAGCGAATTCGATTATGGCTAAAGGATTTACGGTAAAGGCAAAAACTCCCAGTGCCGCAAAAAAAGAACCAGAATGGGACTACGAAAGAGCAAAAGAACTTTTAAAAGGAAAAGCAATCGTCTTTTGTCTACCAGGTAGAGGAGTCTCATTTGCTTTTCTAAAAAGTTTTGTACAACTCTGTTTTGACTTAGTACAGTCAGGGGCGAGTATACAGATTTCACAAGACTACAGTTCAATGGTGAACTTTGCAAGATGTAAGTGTCTTGGGGCCAATGTGCTTAGAGGCCCAAACCAACTTCCATGGGACGGTAAGTTAAAGTATGATTATCAGTTATGGATTGATAGTGATATTGTATTCAATTCTGAGAAGTTCTTTCAGTTAATCTTGGATGCGAATCCAACAGTTGAAGGTACCACACATGAGAGATCCATTGTAGCAGGATGGTATGCAACCGAAGATGGTAGAACAACTTCTGTAGCACATTGGTTAGAAGAGGATGATTTTCGTAGCAATGGTGGAGTGATGAATCACGAAACCGTCGAAAGCATATCCAAACGTAAGAAACCGTTCACAGTAGATTATACAGGTTTCGGTTGGCTTCTTATACGTAAAGGAGTCTTCGAGGATGAAGGAATACCTTATCCTTGGTTCGCCCCCAAGATGCAAGTCTTTGAATCTGGTGAGGTACAGGATATGTGTGGAGAGGATGTCTCATTCTGTCTCGATGCAAAGGAAGCAGGATTTGAAATCTGGTGTGACCCACGTATCAGAGTAGGGCATGAGAAAACACGAGTTATATAAAATCTTCGTTGACGACAAGGAAGTATTCACAGGATTGGGTCAGGGTGAATACTTCGCCATTATGGAGGATTATGCTCTCGAATTTTATCAGACGGGTTCTCCACACCCAGACTCAATAAAAACAATCACATACATGGAGGAAATTGATGGCTAAAGCAACTGGTGGTATATCTGGTGGAGATTTTATACAATCGCCGCCCAAGAAGACTCGTCAGGGCACTGGGAAACATACCAAGTATGCGGCGACCTCTCGAAACTCGACTCGCAAAAGACCCAGAGGACAAGGTAAATAAATGATTAAGACCCCACGGGGTCTTTTTTTATGGGAAAGTGAGTATAAATAGAAAAAAACCTTGTTATAATGGCAATTCAACGGATATCACGTGCATTTAAGGACATTAGTTTGTCTTTTGAACCACATCCAATATCCAAAGACTTAAAAATATTAAAGAATGAGACTGCTATCAGTAGGTCTGTAAGAAATATAGTGCAAACTATACCCACTGAGAAGTTTTTTGATTCATTATTTGGTTCTGATGTCTATAAGAGTCTATTTGACTTCGTTGATTTTGGTACTGCATCCACAATTCAGGGGCAAATTGAGATATCACTTCATAATTTTGAACCAAGAATTGAAAATGTGGTCGTAGAAGTTGATCCACAACCAGATAATAACACATTTAACTGTACGGTCATCTATGATATCGTTGGCCAAGAGTTTCCAACACAAGAATATACGTTCCTTTTAGAATCGACGAGATAAAATGCCATTTACTAAGTTCGCAAATCTTGATTTTGATCAAATAAAGACCTCAATTAAGGATTATTTACGTGCAAATTCGAATTTTACCGATTTTGACTTTGAAGGGTCGAATATGTCGATCATTATTGACATGTTGGCATATAATACCTACATAACGGCATTTAATTCCAACATGGTTGTGAATGAATCCTTCTTGGATTCGGCAACCCTAAGAGAAAATGTGACATCACTGGCACGAAACATAGGGTATGTACCACGCTCTAGGACGGCAGCAACAGCAACCATATCATTTACTGCAGAAACCAGTACTAGTACCCCTCTGATGACCTTAAAGGCAGGTATAGTGTGCGTCGGTAACCAAAGTGATACGTCTGTGGTCTTTTCTACACCAGAAGATATCTCTGTTCCAGTCATAGCAAATAAAGGTACCTTCAGTAATATCAATATTAAGCAAGGAACACTACTCACAAAGTCATTTACCGTAAATGGATCACTGGATCAGAGATTTATATTGGATAATGCTGGTGTAGACACCTCTACAATTAGAGTATATGTCAAAGGTGTGGGTGATGCTGGTCTTGGAGAGCAATATTCTCTTGTAGAAAACATTTTAAACGTCACATCCACGTCAGAAATCTATTTAATACAAGAAGTTCAAGACGAAAGGTATGAATTACTCTTTGGTGACGGATTTATTGGTAAAAAATTGGAAAATGATGCCGTAATAACGGTAAATTACATCATTACTGATGGTACAGATGGTAATGGAATGGGAAATGGTAATAGTTTTTCTTATTCTGGTCAAATTTTGAATAGTTCTGGAGGAACAATTCAATTAGATACGACTCCACCAATCACAACCATTCAATCTTCACAAAATGGTGCCGAAATTGAGAGTATTAGTTCTATAAAGTACTTTGCACCAAGAATATATGCCTCCCAATATCGTGCAGTCACACCCAGAGACTATGAGGCAATTATAAAAACAATATATCCAGATACAGAGTCTGTGGCTGTTGTTGGTGGTGAGGAAATGGATCCACCAGAATATGGGAATGTTATTATCAGTATTAAACCTAAAAATGGTTTTTTTGTTTCTGATTTTAATAAATCTCTGATTTTATCAAAATTAAAGCAATATTCAATCTCTGGAATCAATCAAAGAATCGAAGATTTGAAGATATTATACGTCGAAATTATGTCTTCAGTGTATTATAATAACAATAAGGTATCTGATGTTAATAATTTATTGACGAAAGTAGAAAATTCACTAAATTCTTACTCAGATTCAATTGATATGAATAAATTTGGTGGTAGATTCAAATTTAGTAAGGTTCAACAGGTAATTGATAACACAGATGTAGCAATAACATCAAATATAACCAAAGTTTTGATTCGAAGGAACCTAAAACTTGCCACAAATCAGTTAGCTCAGTATGAATTGTGTTATGGTAATCAATTACACGTGAATGCTGCTGGACGTAACATCAAATCGACTGGTTTTTATATTTCTAGCACAACCAGACCAGTATATATTACAGATATACCCAATCCTGACCTAAAAACGGGTATTATTTCGATGGTAGAAATATTACCAAATGGTGATAACAACGTGGTGGCAAAATCTGCGGGTACAATTGATTATATGAAAGGTGAAATTTTATTAGGAACCGTAAATATTCTTGGATCCGTTGATGGTACTGGTATAGTGGAGGTACAGGCAACTCCAGAATCAAATGATATCGTTGGTTTAAAGGAATTATATCTAGATTTTAGCGTTTCAAAAAGTAAAATAAATATGGTTAGGGATGTAATTAGTTCTGGTGATGAAATAACTGGAACTACATTTATCAAGGATTACTATTCATCAAGTTACTTAAACGGACAATTAATAAGAGAATAATATGATAAGCACTGGTATTGAATCTAGAGTAAAGATTCAGCAAATTGTAAGCAACCAATTTCCTGATTTTGTCAGAGCAGAAGATACTAAAGGCTTTGCTGTAGATTTTCTAAAGCAATATTACGTTTCTCAGGAATATCAGGGTGGCCCTGTTGATATTACAGATAATTTAGATCAATATTTAAAATTAGATAATTTAACACCAGAAGTCGTTGTTGATTCTACTACAGTTGGCCTTGGCATCACTGCAGGTGATGAAACAATATATGTTAACAGTACAAAAGGATTTCCAAAGCAATATGGTCTGTTAAAGATAGATAATGAGATTATTACATATACAGGAATTGGATCAACAACATTTACTGGTTGTAAACGTGGATTTAGTGGAATAACCAGTTATCATCAAGACTTAAATGAAGGAGAGTTAGTATTCTCCACATCTGGTATATCTTCACATTCAAGTGGTAGTAGTATTCAGAATTTAAGTTCATTATTCTTAAAAGAATTTTATAAAAAGCAAAAAACAACATTTACACCAGGATTAGAAGACACTTCTTTCCATCCTGAAGTAAATGTTGGTAATTTTATAAAAGAGTCAAGAACATTATATGAAGCAAAGGGAACAGATGAGTCATTTAGGATACTTTTTAACGTATTATATGGTGAAACGCCAAAAGTTGTAAATTTAGAAGAATATTTAATCAAACCATCTTCATCTAATTACGTTAGAAGACAGGTTACCATTGCAGAGATAATTTCTGGCGATCCTTTAAAATTAGTAGGTCAAACAATATACAAAAACACTGATATAAACACAAATGCTGCCATATCTGAAGTTGAGGCATTTACAAGGGTTGGTGTAGCACTGACAGAGAATAAGCAATACTTTAAGATATCATTATTCCGTGGATATTCAGAAGAATCTGATGCCATTCAGGGTGATTTTGTAATTACACCTGCAACCAAGGTTATTGGTGATGTAGGTAAGGATTCAACTGTAATTACTGTTGATTCTACGGTTGGTTTTGGTACTACAGGAACAATTACATCTGGAATTAACACAAATATCACATATACAGATAAAAGTATAAACCAATTCTTTGGTTGTAGTGGAATTGATGATCCTATTGATTCTGCAGAGAATTTAAGAAATGATGAGATATATTATGGTTATGAAGATGGAGATATTACCAAAAAAGTAGAAATAAGACTGACTGGTGTTCTATCAAAATTTGAACAGGTATCTACCGATATAGATGTTGATGAAGGACAAGAAATTGCCGTTAGTAATGTCGGAGATAGGATTTTAAACCCTTCTTTAGGTAGAAAGACATATAAGCAGGTATTTGCGAACTCATGGATATACAATACAAGTCCTAGATTTAAGTTAAAACCGTTACAGGGTGCTCAATCAGACGTATTGTTGGAAACATCTCTTATAGACCGTTCTAGTTTGAAGAAAGGTGATAAGGTTGAAGTACTTAAAAGAGGAACAAATGAAGTTGTACTTGGCCAAAATGGTGATGTATACGTTAAAAATATAGACGGTAATCGGGTAACATTATCAAGTAATTCATTTCTTTATGGAACTGCTGCTGGGCCTCAAGATTATGATTTGAGAAGAAGAATCAATTATGCATCAAGTACAAAAATTCCGTTAGAATTTAACAATATAGTATCAGACGTACAAAATGTTTATGTTGATGGTGATGAATATTGTTATGTAGCTTCAAACTCTTTACCATCAGGAGAAATTGTTGGTGTTACCACAAATTTATTACATACAATCACGGTTGGTGTTAATACTGCTACTACTGCTGAAAATGCATGGAATGCATTGGTAGATGAAACTGGATCAAATAGCGAATATAGTGCAATTCAGTTTAATGATGCAGTACCTTTTAAATCTGGAGATTTGGTTACATATAAACCCACAGGAACACCATATACTGGTTTAGAAGCAAATCAAGACTATTATGTCGGAGTACCTTCCTCCAAAAAAATAAATTTATATAGATCTAGGTCGTTTGTAAATTCTAGTTCTTATATTGGTATCAGTAGTTCTAATGTTACTTCCACATCAGTTCATACTTTTGTGTTGGAATCCCAGAATAATAGTAGCATAGGCCCTCAAAAATTACTGAAGAAATTTCCATTAGAACAAACTATTAATAATGGAGATCAAATTAAAACTAATTCAGGATCTGTAGGATTATTAGTTAATGGTGTTGAGATTAAAAATTATAAATTAAATGATACAGTTTATTATGGTCCTTTAGATTCATTGAAGGTTATTGGTGGTGGAGTTGAATATGATGTTATAAATCCACCAAAAATTGATATTTCTACTGGAATTGGTACCACTGCATTAGCACAAGCAGTTGTTCAAGGATCTATAGTGGATGTTGATATAGATGCTCAATCATTTGATGTTGATAAAGTTTTATCTATTGATATTAGTGGTGGTAATGGTAGTGCATCGTTAGAACCTGTAATAAGAGTTAGACGTAGAGAAGTAGAATTTGATGGAAGAATTACACCTAATGGTGGTGGAATTAATACAACTACTAATGTAGTAACATTTTTAGAAAATCATAATTTTATAGATCAAGAAGAAGTTATATACAATTCAAATGATAATAATGGTATATCTGTTGGTATAGGTACTTCCTTAACAACTAATTCTTCATATTATGTAAATGTGATCAATAATAATACTGTTAAGTTATATCCTACTTTTGATGACGTTAAATCTAAAACCAATCCAGTAAGTTTTGGATCCACTGGATTTAATGGT